CTTTCTTATATTATTATAAACACCAGCATTAGCACCTGTTGTAGGTTCAGGATACTTAGAACCTAAATCAGGAACCATAAATTGAGTATCAGGAACATTATCAAAGGCAGTACCATCTAAATTTCTTCTAATAAAAGCAGTATTACTACCAGTTCCTAAAATAGCAGCAAGTCTTGGATAATCAGCAGCAAGATATTTTGTTCCATCACACTTAAGATATCCTGCTGGTAACTTAGCTTTATTTACAGGACTATCAGGATCACCAATATAAGTAACTGGCCAAATAATTACTTGTCCTGTTATATTACCATATTTTGCCTTTTCTTTGTTGTAAAATGTGGTCATTAGTATGCCTTTATAATGAACGTCATTGTTAACGAAGGTTGAGTAGTATCTACTGCTATATTTAACGCATTTTCAATACTGTCTGCAGCTAGAGAAGAACCATCTGCATTGGCAGCAGTATGTGACGGTGGACCTGTCATTGTTCCCATAGTCTGTCCTATCTCAAAACTACCATGATTATGACCTTGGAACGATGATTGTAATGGATCTTTTTCTCTAACATTAAGAGAAGTAGCATATGTTCCGTCTCTAAATCTCAAACTAATTGTTCCTGAACTCCATCCAGAAGCAGTTTCAACATCACCTTGTCCTGCATTCTTATTAACAGTAATTTCATATTGACCAGTTGCTGCTGTGTTCTGAGCACTTGCTTTCCATTCTATTGACAATACTTGAACACCTTCTTCAAAATACTTATATTTTTCATCAGGATTCTCTGATGTAACATACATCGTAGGACGAATTTGATCCCACTGCTCCCACGTATCAGTACCACTACCATACTGCTGTGTTAAATCAGTACCAACTGGAAGAAGTATTTTATTTGAGTTTTCAGTTACAACACAATTAGCAACAACATATGCAGTTCTCATTTCAGGAGAATCATTCAATCCATCTGCTCTAACAGGTTTAGTAGTTCCTTTAGGACTATGACCATAGAAATTTGCTCTAGCATTATCTTCCATTGGTCTTGGAAACATACCTTTGAATGCAGGTTGAGCATGTGTATCAAGTGGTGTTGTATTTGTTATTAAAGTTGTGTTATCAGCAGGTTGTATAGTCTGTGTATATGTCTGTTGTTTCGGTCCAGAACCTCTAGTAGCTCCTCTCCAGTTAGTAGCTCCAGCAGGAACTGTATCCCAATAATTCTTACCAGCGTTTACTGAGTCAGTAATAAACTCCATAAAAGTTCTAGTTGCAGGTAAAGTATGTTCATACTGAGCAGATCCATAATATGCTATAGGAGCATGTCCATCTCTCCAACTAATAGGACTGGTTGATATATTACAGTTAAATGGTCCAAAAGTCTGTGGACAATTATTAGTATATCCCCTAGATCCACTCATCTCAACATCTTCACCAGAACTATAAACCATAGGACCTTTACTACCAAGTTGAGCAGTAGGAATACTGTCAGTATGATTATGTCCTGGTGTGTGATTGAGACCTAATTTACGATTTAATGTATATACTGACTCCAAGAAATCAGGAGCAGTCAAATTAAAATTAGTAAATTTAAAATATAAATTGCCACTAAGAGACAATGTAAAATCTATATCAGCATTAGCAGACCATGATGTTTTAATATCAACAGTCTCTCCATAGTCCTTAACTAAATCACCTAATTTAGTACCAACATTATCAACAACTACAGTCTTAGCATCTGTCTGACCAAACTGATACTTAGTCTGATCTAGATAATCGTTTTCTAAATCTACTAACACATTATTTGATAAATTAGGCAATCCAAATGTAGCATTATTTGAACCATCAACAGGATCAACATATGGAAATGTATAATGACCGCCAGTAGGTTTAGTCATATCACCACCATAAGTGTCACCCAATATAGATGCTAACAATGGATAATCATGAGCATCTTTTATCTTACCATCACAAACTATCCACCCTTTAGGTATATTAGAAGCAAGGAATCCTGTTCCTCCATCACCAGCCCAAGGTAAGATAGTTCCTACCTTGGCTGTCTTCATGCTTTTAATAGAATCGTAGTATGCTGCCATTTATAACTCCATTAGCCACCAACCTCTTAATGAAGGTGGAATTGTTTGTGCGTTTGAAGATCCTTCAATATCAACCGATCCAGCAAATACTAGTCCGAATGATGCATTTCGTGTCTGAATAATTAATTCTCCAGAATCCCATACAGCATTATTTGTAACATTAGATCCTGCACCTATCTTAGTACCAGATGAATCACCTTGAATTGCAGTTGCAACATTAGAGATCTTAAGTGCTCTAATAATCAAACTTGTATTAAATGTTAGGTTACCACTAAGTTCAGTAAATCTAATCATATCACCAGTCTGTGCGTCATCAGGTAAGTATAGTACCATATTAGCACCAGAAGTTGCATTAATTAGATAGTTATTATTACATTGTAGTGGGTTAGCTTGCTGTTGTCCAATACCTGTGGTAGGATCATATGCAACATATGTATGTCTTCTACCACCATTTCCTGTCCAGTATTTCTCAATACCAAATGAGTCAATAGCATTGTTCTGATAAATTCTAAAGTCTTTTGGATTTGTTGCTCCAGAAGCACCAAGGTTATCAATGTGGAAGACACTTTCAGAAGCAATTTCTGTGGTAGAAATTTTTCCTTTTTGATAGAACTTCTCACCAATACTTGTATTACCTTGCTGTGCATCAACGCTAAATTGTGTTGCACCAATACAAGAACCATATGATTGACAATCTTTAGATTTAATCTCAAGGTTACCGTGGATAGTTCCAGGTCCATAGAGTTGCATACCAGTAGTACCTGCTGCTGGATCTTCAACTGATCCATCACCAAGGTGACCATCATCATTAGCAACAAAGAATACTGGAGTAACTCCATCAGAACCATATATTCTGAGATTACCGCTAGTTATCTCAAGATCACTATGGTTAGTAATCTTACCACCACCGTATAGATTTACCAATGGTGTTGCAGATGTGTTTGGATTCCTGATACTCTTAGGCATCTTAACAGCATATGCTGCATCAAGTGAACCATCAACGCTATCTGGTACAAACCACTCTTCACCTATTCTTACATACTGTACATAATCAAGTTTTGGTTGAATAAAGTCTGCATTAGTAAGTTGAATCTCAAGTCTTGTATCACTGGTGTTAGGTGATCTTGCCTTAATAGAAGTGTTACCACTAGATCTTAATGAACGAGTTGCAGGAATATCATGTAGCAATGTAGTGCTTGTATATTTCTGTAACTTAACAACACTTGCTCCAGAACTCCAAGACTGAGCAACTGTACCCTCAACTTTATTAGTTGTTGTTCCTCTACCAGTAGTAGCGAATGGTAATATATTATCCGTTCCAACTACATAAGGATTTCCAGTAATATTAGCAATTTCAATTTGAGATGTACCACTATAAATTGCAATCATATCACCATCTTTAAATGATGTTAGATTTGAAGCAATCTTAATTGTAGAATCACCTGTACCAACTGCTGAAGCTACTGTTGTTGATGGTCCTCCACTCTGTGTTGATTCTGGATCATGTCTGTAAACATATACAGCATCAGTACCCTTAGTGTATGCAGCAGGTGAACTACCAAATACTTCAGAATTCATGAACACTGTACCATGCTGATTACCAAAATCAGTATCACCTGTACATGTATCAACTTCAAATGTAGTTACTCCAGCTCCATTATTAATAGTTAACTTCTTATTAGTAGTTGCATTAACATATGGAGTTGCACAAGTACCATTTACAGTAAGAGCTCCTGTAAGGTAGGTATCACCTATTAATGTTACTGCACCAGTAACAGAATTAACTTCAAATACTGTAGTATCAGGATCACAATCACTATTAACACGTAGTTTCTTAGCAACCTGTGAGAGTGTAGTCTTAAGTTCAAATATCTCACCATCGTTACCAGATGTAGTACGAGAAACAATTACATAATCACCAGGTTTAGTTCCACCACGTGAATCTTGTCCTAATAAACTACCACCAAATTGAGATAAGTAAACATTATCTTCTGTTCCAGCACCATCAATAACAGCAGTTGTCCATGTAGCATCATACTGTACAGTACACTTATAGATCCTAACATCATCTGGATGTTGTGTACTTATTGTAGAAAGAGTTCCAAATGGTTGTCTCTCAACCTCAATCCAAATACCCGTTGGATCTTGTATCTTAACAAGACGAGTAATCTTAACAAATTCAGCATGTTTTCCTGACTGTTCAACAGTATCAATAAGTAGAATATCATTCTCATTATAGTACTGAACACCAGATGAAGTGAATGGTTGAACCTTAAGTGGTAAGTAGTACTTATTAGTACCTGCCAAGTCTGGGAAGTCAGCAACAGGCAATCCAGCAGGAGTTGCTTGGAAATTCCTCTGTCCTGTTGTTGCACTATTACCACCCCACTTCTCATTAGCACCACCGTCAAACTGGTTACACTCAGCAGTAATAGTTGTTATAGAACCAGTTGGTACTAAAATATTAACAATATCTACATTACTATCAAAGAGATTGTTACCAAGAACACCACTTGTATGAGATTGAATTGTAGATCCTGCCTGTGCTCTATATCCAATAAAGGAGTAAGAAGCATAACCACCACATAATGTTACATCAGCATCAAATCTACTTGTAGCATTAACTCTTAAATTATTTCTAATTGTTGTAGTACCACCCTGACCACCAACGGTTAGAGTAGAAGCATTGGTAGCAAAATCAACCTTATTAGTTGCACTGTTACCAGACAAGAATTCAAATGTTCCAGAAGGAGACTCAAACTTAGTAGTATCAGTTAATCCTCTTCTAGTACCAAGAATTGTATCACCAGCAACCTTAAGTGCCTTAGCGTCAATCTGTACAAAAGAGTCAGTCTCAGTACTTGCAAATGCACCACCAATGGTTGTCCTAGACTTATTAGTATTAGAACCATCTACACTATCACCGATAGTAATTTCACTATCAGTACTTGTATTACCAATCTTGATATTCTGTGATGCAGTTGTTACATTACCAATTTCAATATTTCTTGTAGATCCACCAATCTTAAGACCTTGAGTTGGTCTTGTACCACCTGTCAGACCAGTAAATCCTGTGGTCATGAATAGATTTACTGTACCTTCATCAATAGTAGTTGTTATATCAGCAGCATTAGCACTACCAGCACCACCACCATTGATTGCAACATCCTGCTGGAAGATAGCATTATCAGTGAACTCAGATGTTCCAGTGACAGTTAAGGCACTGACCATATTTGCTAGAGTTGTGTTAATACCAACCCTACCATTATTTGTAGTAGAAACTCTAAATGTTGCTGCGGTTCCAGGAGAAGCACTATTACCACCAACCATAAATGCATGGTCTTGAGCAGTTAGAGTTCTTGCTGCTAATGTTGCATGAGCAGCAAAGTTTTCAATAGTCTTACCACTAATCCACGCAGTACCAACAACATCTAAGTTAGCAAGTGGATCAGTTGCAGCAGATATAAATGCGTCTGCATAATCAACATGAGCAGCACGAGCAACGGTGTTAACACCCAACTTGTACTCACCAATCTTCTGAGTATCTGTTCTAATTGTCTGAGAACCAAGTACACCCACTTCCTTCCAAGAAGCATTTGATAATTTTGCTACAGCATTTGGTGTATTAGTATTATTAAATACCAATTCACCAGTAGTAATAGTATCATTAGCAGCAATACTAAATGTACATGTATTACCACCAGAAGTAAATCCAGTATTAATTAACCATGTTCCATTAAGTTTGGTCTCAGTAAATCCCGATAACTTAAATTCTTGTCCAGCAATTAATCCACCTGTTATGACATTTGTATTAGTGACACCAGATTTCCACTGAATCGTAATAGTTCTAGTAGAATTGTATATAAACTTCTCAATACTTGCTGTAACTGTCGCAAAAGAATTGGAAAGAATCCAACCAAGTGAACCACTTGCTCCTACTGACTCACCCTTAAGAAGAATATCTCCAGTATTAGGTGCTCCAGCACCACCATAAGAAACAACCTGTGTTGCATCATAAGTAGCATCTTGATCGGGAGTAATATTAGATGCTGTAGTTGTACCTCCAGCAACATGTGTCTGGATCTTATATCCTTGACCGCCACCATCAGAACCACGTTGGTTAAACTGGAATACACCAGCAGTTACTCTGTTACCAGCAATTAAAATGTTACCAAGTGTCTCACGATTCTTCTGCATTGCAGTAGTATCAAGAGTAGCATCATCATTAGTTGCAGATACATTAGAAACAACTTTAAGTGAAGTTAGAACACCTACGTTTGGTACACCTAATGTTTTATCTCTTGTGGATGAAGGAACATTAATAGTTACAGGTGAATTAAATGTGCTTGTCTTATCTTGATCCTCACCACCATTAACAGTAATATACTCATTAAATGTTACAGGAGTATCAAATGTAGTAACTAGATTTCCTACTGTATCATCCTCATCATCAGAAGAAACTAAACTTGCAGACTCTAAGAATACTTCCTCACCAGTGATAGCATCAATCTTACGGTTACCAATGTATAGGTCACCATTAGAGTTAAGACCAGTGTAGAATACTAGACCACCATCTTGCTTCTTAGACTGTGAATAGAAGTCTTGAGTTGCACTCAATAGAACTTCCTGTCTAGCAGGGAAACCAGTTGAGTAGTTACCTGGACCAAAACCGAGGTATTCAAACGTGTGGTTACCTGCTCTTGCAATAGACGGTCTTCGTAACTCAACGTACATACGCTGATCTACAACAACTGTACTGTCACCAGCAATAGGTATCTTACGATCTTCAGATCCAGCAGATGCGTTACCCTCTTGTGCTATGATTCTGTTGTCAATAGCATTTCCAGAAGCATCAACAGTTGTGTTGGTATAGTTGTTATTCTTAAGTGCTTCAGTAGCAAGGAAATCTACAACAGATTCCTTAGTAGTTGAACCCTTAAAGTCGTTAACAGATACTAAACCATGAACATAGTTATCAGCAGCAGAATATGTTTGACCAGGATCCTTAGCATTAGGATCAATCTGCTTAAACCATACAGGATCATTCTTATAATCTAATGGATATAACTTACTGATAGGTTGAGAGAACTTAAAGTCATGGAAGTTCTTCTGGTTACCAGCACCTGTTGGATATGGTGAAATATTACCACGAATAGCAGTTAGATAGAAGATACCATCTTGCTGATCAAAGATACGTCTTTGTATCTCTTGAACATCATAAACATAGAAGTTATTATCAATTTCACCAACATCTTCTACAGATTCAACATAGAACTGAACATTAGCAGCATCAGTAATAACATCACCAGGTGTAATAGTATAAACCTTAGCACCATTCTGTCTATAATAGTATTCTGGTTTTCCTTCTTTAATAAGATCCTTGAGTACAAGAGACTTACCACCATCAGGATAATCTAATAGATCTGCAAATACAACACCCTGAGTAAATCTAATGTTATCAGTAGAAGAATACTTAATATCACCACTAACACCCTTAAGAATTAAGTGCCATGTAGAAGTACCAGGAACATT